TAAAATTGAACACGGTGACAAACATAAAACTTTTATTGATAAGTATAATAAATGGATCGTTAGTAAAATTAATGCTATGTGTGCTTTTTATCATTTAAACACTAATTTATTTCACCCCGTAACTATTAAAGGAGTTACAAAGCAATTAGGTGTTTGGGACTATGAGGGTTTATATACGAAGTTTAAGACGTTAGGCGCAAAAAGGTATTTAGTTTTACAAAATGATGAACTTGCCTTAACTTGTGCTGGTTTACCTAAAAAGAGTGGGCTTGCTTACATGAAAAAACAAGGTAAAACGGTAGACGGTACTTTTAAATATTTTACTGATGAAATGTATGTACCCAGTGACTATACAGGTAAAAACACTCACATTTATATTGATGATAGTAAAACAATGTTAGTAACTGATTATCTAGGTAATACCATGGAAATTCATTCACCCAGTGGGGTATATCTATACGGAGCTGACTTTACTTTGTCAATTAGTGATCAATACGCTAGCTTTATTGAAATGATGAAAGACGGTTATAAATTTAAGGAGTACAAAACTAATAATGACTAAAAATTTTAAATATTATTCATTGAAAAACATACAACGCAAAGACGCAACCTATAACGTGATATTTGGTGAACGATCTAACGGTAAGACGTACGCTGTATTAAAACAAGCGTTAGAAAACTATAAAACAGACAAGGCACAATTTGCATATGTAAGACGGTGGCAAGATGATATTAAAGCAAGGCGAGCCAGTACAATTTTCAACGGTTTAGAAGAAGACGGAACAATCGCTAAAATGTTTAATGATGAGTATACGGGCGTGACTTATTACAGCGGTAAGTTTTACTTATGTACGTATGACGATAAGGGTAAAGCCTTGTACACTGACAGCGATGTTTTAGGGTATACCTTTGCATTATCAGAAACAGAACACGGGAAATCGAACTCATATCCAAAAGTTACTTTAATAATGTTTGATGAGTTTTTAACTAGCCATTTATATTTACCCGATGAGTTTGTGCTATTCATGAATACAGTTTCAACGATCGTGCGGTTGCGAACCAATGTAAAAATATATATGCTAGGTAATACTGTTAATAAGTTTTGTCCGTACTTTCAAGAAATGGGCTTGAACCACATTAAAGAAATGAAACAGGGTTCAATTGATGTTTATTCATATGGTGATAGTAAATTAAAAGTTGCCGTTGAATATACAACAAACACAGCAAGCAATAAGAAAAATAATTTCTATTTTGCTTTTAATAACCCGAAGTTATCTATGATTACAGGTGGGGCGTGGGAGTTAAATATCTATCCACATTTACCAGTAAAGTATAAACCGCATGATATTAAATTTATTTATTTTATTGTTTTTAACGATCAAACTTTCCAATGTGAGATTATAGACAAAAAGCCGTATTACTTTACTTTTATTCATTTAAAAACAACCGAGATAAAAGACAAAGACAACGACTTAATTTATACTACTGACTATGTTCCTAAAATGAATTATAATAGAAATATAATGAAACCAATCACAGATTTACAAACTAACATTAAATGGTTTTATTTGACTGATAGAGTTTATTATCAAAATAATGATGTTGGTGATAGTATCAACAATTATCTAAAAATATGCAGACAGGGGTTATAATAAATGAATGATTTAACCAATTTTATATCAAGTGTAGGCTTTCCTATTGTTGTATCGGTTGCAATGTTTTATCAAAACAGTATTTTATCATCTAATTACCAAAATATGGAGCAACAGTTAGAAACAAAACTTGATCATAATACACAAGTTCTAACGCGCTTACTTGATAAGTTAGGCGAAGACGATGTTTTAAAAGAAAAGAGTGATACAAAATGATTAATTTAACCGATAAGCACGGACTACTAAAACAGTTCAAGGACGACCAACTAAACAAGACCTTAACAATGTTTGAATGGTCTAATTTACCAGACACTTTACCAGCAATAGAATTAGAAAAAATGTTACAGATTAATGGTTATGCTGTTATAGCAAAGTACCAAGATAATATTTATGCTTTTCAAGGTGGTTTTAGTGGACAAGATGTTTACAATCAACCAACACAAGTAATTGTTAATAATCCCGCTTTAAAGAATAATACAACGTACACCATTGACAAAGATTGCGTTGTTATTAAAAATGATGATATGAAACAAGGTTTAATTAAAACGTATGAATACTATGGACAACGCTTGATTGAAAATCAAATAACAATGCTAATGACTGATTATAATTTAAGAATGCCGTTCACAATTTCATCAAGTGACGATCAAACAACCGAATCGGCAAAATCATACCTTAACAAAATTATTGACGGTTCTCTTGGTGTAATTGGTGAACAGAAGTTATTTAAAGCGTTGAGTGTGACACCAACTAACGGTAAGCAAAATTCAACTTTTTCAGACTTATACGGTTATCAACAATTTATCATTGCACAACTTAACAACACAATTGGTTTAGCTACTAATAACAACATGAAAAGAGAACGCTTAACAACTAATGAAATTGAAGTTAATAAAAACGCTAGTTATCCCTTGGTTGATAATATGCTAAAAAATAGGCAATTGGCTGCTGAAAAAATTAACGAACTATTTGATTTAAATATTCAAGTTGAATACAGTTCAATTTGGGGCGCTGATAATAGTAATGTTAGTGAAGACGAACCAACAGACGAACCAACAGACGAACCAACAGACGAACCAACAGACGAACCAGAAGACGAACCAGAAGACGAACCAGAAGACGAACCAGAAGACGAACCAACAGATGAACCAACGGACGATAAAAAAGACAAAAAGAAGCGTGATAAAAAATGATGTATGCTGATTATATTAAAAACGGCGGTACTGGTATAATTGAGTTGTTATCAAAAAATCAAACTTTAAAATTTTTATTAAGTGATGTTATTGATCCCCTTGATAGTGCTTTTCTAATGGAAAATGGATCGAAGCAATTTTCTTTATCAATATCTAATATGTTGAATATTCAAAACGATTTAACACCAATTGCTAATATGTTGAAAATTCGATACGGTCAATATTGGCAAGTGCTTTATAACTCACAACCAACAGACAAAGACAGTGTTTACAGTTCAATAACCACAAGCAACGGTGAATTAAATACAACAGGAAATAATACTAATCAAGTTAGTGGTTACGATAGTCCTAACATGGTAAATAGTGACGGCAGTAATTCAACTGGTAATCAAACAAACACCGGAACAGTTAAGACTTTGAATTATGATGAGTTGTCAACATTATTAAGTGAATTGAAAAACAATGTTTTTTATGATAAAATGTTCACAGATATTAAAAATTATATCTTTAATACACTATACGGAAATGAAAGAGAGTAAAAATTATGAAAGTTACACAATTAAAAGATATTATAAATAGTGTTTCAAGTGAAGTGCTAGGTAAAGAAGACGTCTTAAAAGAAGATTTAACCAACCTTGTTGATGTTGGTAATGAAATTATTGACAGCGAAAATGTAGACAATTATGTAAAAAAGTTAATTGATCGTATTGGGAAAGTTGTTTTTGTTAATCGATTGTATGCTGGTGGTGTTCCCAGTGTTCTTATGGATAGTTGGGAATTTGGCTCTATTGTTGAAAAAATCAGCGCTGATATGCCAGAAGCTGACGTTAACGACAGTTGGAACTTACAAGACGGACAAACATATTCACAAGATACTTTTTACCAACCAAAAGTAAGTGCAAAATTCTTTAATTCAAAAGTTACATTTGATGTTAAATTATCATTTACAACCGAACAAGTTAAGGAAAGTTTTACAAGTGTAAACGACTTGAACGCCTTTATTTCCATGCTTGAAACAGGTGTTAAAAATTCTATGACTGTTAAACTTGACGGTTTAATTATGAGAACAATTAACAATATGACAGCGCAAGTTATCAACGGCGGACAAGCAATGCAAAAAGTTAACCTACTAGCACAATACAACACAGCTAGTGGTAATAAATTAACCGCAGATACAGCCTTACAAGATAAAGACTTCTTAAAGTTTGCTAGTTTGATTATTAAGAAGTATCAAGCTCGTATTACAAAGATGAGTACATTATTCAATCAAGGCGAACAAGCTAGATTTACCAACACAACCGACTTGCACACTGTTTTACTTTCCGACTTTGCAGACAGTGC